AGAAAGTCCACAACAAGCTGCATTTGCTTTAGAAGATTATAAAAAATCATTAAAACACATGAAGTCAAGTTTAATTAATCCTACCCCAAGAACTATGGTAGATGACAGACTTTATTATTAGGAGATATAAATGACAACTAAAATACCTGTAGAATTATCAAGCACTCCCGGAATAGCTGACAGTAGTGATGCAACAGCTATTACTATAGATTCTAATGAAAAAGTAGGAATTGGTGTAGCAACACCAGCAAACTATAATTTTGGTACTCCTTTAGCAATCTCAGCACCAAGCGGTGCTAATTCTGGACTCACTATAGTAAGTGCAACTAACTCAAATGGCACTATAGCTATGGCAGATGGAACTTCTGGCGTTGAAGCATATAGAGGTTTTCTTCAATATAGTCATGTAAGTGATGCTATGTTCATTGGTGCTAATGGTGCTACAGTAATCAGATTAGATTCTGATGGTCTTAAATTTGGAAGTGATTCAGCAGCAGCAAATGCCTTAGATGATTATGAAGAAGGTACTTTTGATGCTCATATAAGAAATGCAGGAAATGATGCTGTTTTAGTGTCTGCAACAGGTAATGGAAAATACATAAAAATAGGTCGTTTTGTTTTTGTAACAATACAGATATATCAAAATGGGGTGTCTTCTACAACTTTAAGCAGTAGTAACAATTACATACAAATGCCATTTACTTCTGCAAATTCTTCAACAAGTGATTTTAATGCTACTGGATTTTATCCTATGTATTACGCAGGTATAGGCAACATTAAGTCAGGTTATCTTTCAAGTAACACTAATAGATTGTTTTTGTGTACTAACAGAGATATTCCACTAGGAAATCTTGCAGGTACAGAAGTTGTTGGGGGTTTTGTAAGGCTTTATGGCGATTTAGTTTACATGGCAGAATCATAAATTTTAAGAGGTAAAAAATGGCAATAATAAAGGAAACAGTAGTAGATAAAATTGAAGTGCTTGAAATGGGTCAAGTACAAGTTAGAACTGCTACAGTAATAAAAGAAGATGGTAATGAACTTACTCGTTCTTTTCATAGGCACGTCGTAGTACCAAGTGTTAAAAATGGTGATACTTGGGAAGACACTGACGTATCTGGTGAAGATGCAAAAGTTCAAGCTATCTGTAATGCTGTATGGACTGATGAAGTCAAAACAGCTTATCAAGAAATGATAGATGCTCAAAATACTTTAGGAGAGTAATATGGTAACAAAAGTAGATGCATCAGTTGTAGGAGACCAAGTTATTGGTCGTAGGAATCTTATCATTAATGGTGACATGCGTATTAATCAAAGAGGAGATACTACAGGCAGTACAGGTTTTTATTCTATTGATAGATGGCGAACTTATTCTTCTGCAAATGTAGCAGTAAGTCAACAAACTTTTACTGTTGGACAAACTGATGTGCCTAATTTTCCTAAAAATTATATAAGACTTGTGCCTACAAGTGCAACTTTTACTTTAAGTCAAAGAATAGAAGATGTAACTGTTTTAGGTGGAAAAGAAGTTACTCTTTCATTTTGGATAAAAGGTTCAGCAGCACAAACTTTTGGTATTCAACATACAAGATATTATGGGTCAGGAGGTTCTTCTGCTGAAAGCACTACAGTGGCAACAAATTTTAATGTTACTACATCTTGGACAAAAGTTACTAGTACATTTACAGTTCCTTCTGTATCGGGAAAAACAATTAACGCAGGTAGTTATTTTCAACTTACAATAGGAGGGGGTGGAGAATTTACCAGTAGTAATACAATAGAAATAACTCAAGTTCAATTAGAAGTAGGAGATACAGCTACATCTTTTGAACATAGAAGTTTAGGAGAAGAGTTAAACTTGTGTAAAAGATATTATCAACAACTTTCTTCTATATATGGGCATCCTTGTTGGTGTTGGGCAACTAACACTTGTGGTACAACAATGCCATTAGACGTAGAAATGAGAATAAATCCAACAGGAACTTATGGTGGTAATTTTGGTAATTTACAAAGTGCTACAAATGAAATAGGAATTTATAAAACAGCTTTTGTAACTGTAAATTCTATGACTATTGCAACAGATGCACCTAGTTCAAATGCAAGATTAATAAGACTTACTTTTGCCCTTGCAAGTAGTTCTGTAGCTGCTAATGATGCAGTTGGCTTGTACATGGGCGTAGATGCAATAATAAAATTAGATTCAGAGTTATAATTATGAATATGAATGAAATGAACATTACAGCAGCAAAATACTTAAAAGATTTAGTTACAGGTCAAGTAGATACAATAAAAGCTACTATAGATGATGAAGAAATGTTTGTGCCTTTAGCAGAAGGCAACAGACACTACGATGAAATCATGCGACAAGTAGAAGCTGGAGAACTAACAATAGAGGAGGCTGACTAATGGCACTAACAAAAATTTCAAGAGGTTTATTAGATACAGGAGTTTCTGATAGCTCTGATGCAACGGCTATTACTATTAGTAGTAGTGAGCAAGTTATGATTGGTACAACCGATGCAGGTTATCCTGATTATGGTGATAGCTTAACTGTTGCCGATGTTGATGGTGGTGGTGGTAATGCTGGAATGACTATACGAAGCGGTACGTCAAGTTATGGTACTTTTTATTTTTCTGATGCTACTGGAACAGCAGCAGGTACTTACGCAGGGAAAATGCAATATAACCACAGTAATAATTCAATGGTATTTGGTACTAATAGTGCTGATAGATTAACTATTGACTCTTCTGGAAATGTTGGGATAGGTATTACAAACCCTTCTGATTATTACTCCGAGCAACTGGTAGTAAATGCAGAAGAAGGAGAAGGTGGCATCACAATTAAAAACGCAACAGATAATAATGGATATTTGATGTTTGCTGACGGAACTTCAGGTAGTGAAGCCTACAGAGGATATATTATGTATGGTCACTCTGTTGACGAAATGAGACTTTATACATCTACTTACATGAACTTTTACAGTAATGGTTCAGAAAGAATGAGACTTACTTCTGGTGGTGATTTTCTTGTAGGTAAAACAGTTACTACATTAAGTACTGCTGGAATACATATGCAAGGTTCTACAGGCAGGACTTTATGCACTGTTAGTGGCGATAATGTAATGGATTTAAATAGAACAACATCAAACGGAGTTATTCTTGGATTTTATTTAAATGGCTCTAGTGTTGGTACAATAAGTACAAATACACATTCACTACCTTCTGATAAAAACTTTAAAAGAGATATATCTGATTTAGATTTAGGTTTAAATTTAGTTACTAAGTTAAAACCTAGTCAATACAACTACAAAATTGATTCAGAAGATTGTCCTAAAATGTATGGGCTTATAGCACAAGACTTAGAAGAATCTTTAACAGAAGTAGGAGTAGAAAAAAATAGCACTTGGTTGTTACAACACGAACCTAAAGATGATGAAAAACAATCAGACTATTCTTTAGATTATACAAAACTTATACCGATTCTTATTAACTCAATCCAAGAACTATCAGCAAAAGTAGAAGAACTAGAAAGTAAAATAAATGAGTAGAAGTCAACCTTATACAGTAGCATGTGCTGGAGGTCTAGTAACTTCATCAAATGCTATTGACTTGCTTAAAACTCCCGGTGTAGCAACTGAGTTAAAAAACTTTGAAGTTTCTACCAAGGGTGGTTACAGACGTATCAATGGCTTTACAAAGTTTGGTGGTGGTAGTGCAGTGCAACCTACAGGTGGTTCAACAACTATCTTAGGTGCAATACCTTATGCAGACGGTGTAGTTGTTTGTGCAGGTACAAGTATTTATTTTAGTCAAACTGGTACAAGTTGGTTAGAAATAAATAGAGCTAGTGTTGCTAATCATACAGCTTTTACAGGTCGTAGTGTTGCTGCTAGAACTGGACAAGGACAATGCCAGTTTGCTTTGTTTGAAAGTGCTACTTCAGATTATGGTACATTAATTATTTCTGATGGAGCTAACGAACCTTTCTTTTTTAGAATGGAAGGTACAGGTGCTAACATAAATACTAGAACTTTTTTTGCTGGTGAAATAACAGTAACTGGTACAAAGTCAGTTGAATATGTAACAGTACATGACAAACATTTAATAGCTGCTGGAGTTGAAGATAATTTAAATACTATATTCTTTAGCGGTACTTTAGACCCAACAGATTTTACTAGCACTGGTTCTGGTTCGATTGCTTTAGAAGACCAAATAAAAGGTATTAAAAGTTTCCGTAACGAATTATTTATATTTTGTGAAAACTCAATATTTAAACTACAGAATATAAATAATTCTAGTACGATAGCTGTAGTACCAGTTACTAAAAACGTAGGTTGTTTAAGTGGTCATAGTATTCAAGAAATTGCTGGTGACTTAATATTTTTAGCACCAGATGGATTAAGAACAGTAGCTGGTACAGCAAGAATTGGAGATGTGGAGTTAGGAACTGTTAGTAGTAATATACAAAACATTGTTAGTGACTTAGCAGAAACTGTAAATCTTTACACAATAAGTAGTGTAGTACTAAGAGAAAAATCACAGTATCGTTTATTTTACACAAATACTGGAGCTACTGATAGTACTCAAAGAGGAATTATTGGCACACTAAGACCTAATGGTTTTGAATGGTCAGAAACTAGAGGACTAGAAGTTACTGCTATTGGTTCTGGTTTTGATAATGATGGTGTTGAACAATATTATCACGGTGATACTAATGGCAATATTTATCAACACGATACTGGTGATGACTTTGATGGTACTGCTATTTTAGCAAGATATACTACACCAAACTATGAC